AAGACAAATCCTTTTAATAAAATTATTATAGTTCGATCAGCAGTACAATCTAGAGAGATGGGTCACCTACCAGGCGACATCGATGAAAAACTAGACATATATCAGCAACCTTATCGTCAAATTTGTCACACATTGTTTGATAGAAAAGATGCCTACGACAGATTAGCCGAGCAAGGTCATATTGAATTTATCTCAACATCGTTTATTCGCGGCATGTCATTTGACGATGCAATTATTATCGTTGATGAAATGCAAAATATGACGTTTGAAGAAATCGATACTGTTATGACGCGAGTAGGCTACCGATCAAAAATTATCTGGTGCGGAGACTACAGACAAACAGACCTAAATAAAAAGAAGAACGACGTTAGTGGTATATTGAAGTTTTTTGATATTGCATACCACATGGGTGCATTTACTAAAATAGAATTCGAAGCCGATGATATTGTAAGAAGTTCTTTAGTTAAAGACTATATATTGGCTAAGATTAGATACGAAGATATGGAGAACAAATGAGTTTTGATTTTGAATTTAATGAAAATCACGTAAGACAACTTGTACCAAGAGCACTGGGAGGACCAGATGATTGGTATGAGAGTATGTGCGAAGCTTTGCCGCAGTACAACATTACAACCGTGGAAAGAGTCGCTGCTTTTATTGCGCAATGCTCACATGAGTCCGGGGGCTTTTCTACGCTGGAAGAAAACCTAAATTATAAAGCAGCTACATTAACCAGGATATGGCCTCAGCGTTACCCAGCTGGGGTAGCAGAACAATATGCAGGTAAGCCTGAACTTATTGCTAATAAGTCTTATGGTGGTAGAATGGGTAACGGACCTGAGTCATCAGGCGATGGTTGGAAATTCAGAGGCCGTGGATTACTTCAATTGACTGGTAAAGATAACTACCGTAATTGTTCTAAATTTATGTTTCAGGACGATACATTACTTGAGAACCCCGATATTCTTTTAGACGCGTATTATGCTATTCATTCTGCATGCTGGTTCTGGCATAAAAACAGTCTTAACCAATATGCTGATTCTGGCGACTTTGTTACGATGACTAAAAAGATCAATGGTGGAACTATTGGTTTAGAAGATCGTAAGAAACATTACGCCCATGCAGTTGAAATATTATCAGGAAACCATTAAAATATCTTATGTTTAATCATGTACAGCTTGACCGTGAAGTCCCCAAACTACAACAATTAAACGAAAACGGAACTCGTTATTACGTAACACCAGAAGGTAATAAGTATCCTTCTATCACTACCGTTCTTGCCGCCTACAACATAGGTTATATTATGGAGTGGCGTAAGAGGGTGGGTGAAGAAGAGGCTAATAAAATATCACAAAAGGCATCTGGTCGCGGTACCAGAATTCATACCTTGTGTGAACAGTATATTGATAATAAAGCACCTGCATTTAAGAGTCCATTAGACCAGGAACTGTTTAATAAGTTTAAACCTACCCTTCATCGTATTAATAACGTGTATGCCCAAGAGCTACGAATGTACTCCGATCATTTACGTATTGCTGGTACTGTGGATTGTGTAGCTGAATTTGATGGGGTCTTGTCAGTTATTGATTTTAAAACAGCTAAACGGCTTAAAAATAAAGAAGATATCGAGAATTACTTTATGCAATGTTCAGCCTACGCTATTATGTTTGAAGAGCAGTTTAAGATTCCGGTTGCTCAAACCGTGGTTGCAATTGCAGTAGACGATGAAGAGCCTCAGGTGTTTGTTGAACGTAGAAATACCCATGTAAAGCGTCTGATGTACTTTCGGGACCTCTATGAAAGAAAGAGTGGATTAGTTGTTGCCTAGCATGTATAATCCATATGTGGGCGGTTGAGAATTAGGTCGCCTAAATAAGATTACGATCGTATGAAGTTAATCGAAAGTAGTTCTGGACAGGAGTGCAAATCTCCTCAGGTCCACCATAAGGTCTTAGAACCAATACCACCAACGACATGTTGTGGTAGAGGGTGTGAACATTGTGTATGGATAAGTTATTTTGAAGCACATAATCATTGGAAGAGTCTTTATGATGGGCCTGTTCTAGATTCGACAGGGCGATAAGTACAAAGATGGACGATCCGGCAAAGTAGAAGCCGTTAGGGTTGGGGTTACCCAACCGAAGACACAAAAAAAGTAAACGCAAACGACTCACAGTTCGCATTAGCAGCCTAAACTCTGCTTAGGGTTTCGATAGGTTTCCTCGTAACAGAATAACCTATCATTTTATAACACTCATACACACAAAGGAGATTATTATGAGTAACATGACACCTTTCGAGATTCGTCTCGAACTTCTCAAAATGGCCAAAGATATGCTTGGTGACGATTACTACGGTAAGCGTGAGGTAATATCTAACGACTGGTCGACAAAGGTAGAGACGGCAAAGCATGCCGGGCAAACACCTCCAGAGCACCCAGGCTACCCAGCCTACCCCTCAGAAACTGAAATCATTGCTAAGGCTCATGTCTTGAATGGCTTTGTTTCTAATATCCCTCAAGATAACATTAAGACTATTAGTAAGAAGTAATCTGACGGTAGGGGCTCTTGTTAACTCAGGAGCCTCCTAATAAGGAAAACCAATGGTAAAAACTTTTAATCTATTTTTGAAAATAGGTCTGGTGGTATTGATGGTAGCTTTGGTTACCAAATTTACAGCTAGTAGAATTGATTATTATAAAACCAATCCATATAATAGTAACCCTATTACAATGGAAGAAAGAGAAAGACAGTTAACCTGTCTTGCAAAGAATATCTATCACGAAGCCGCCTCAGAACCTTTTGAAGGTAAGGTTGCAGTAGCACAGGTTACATTAAATCGTGTAGAGTCAGGTAAATTTCCATCAGACATTTGTAACGTAGTATATCAAAAGAATGTTATATACGGCAAAGTCATATGCCAGTTCTCATGGTATTGTGAGAATGGTCCAAAGGTAAAGTCTAATGCGCTCTATAAAGAGTCCATGGAAGTGGCAAAGAAAGTATTGCTTGAAAACTTCAGACTACCTTCAATGAACAAGGCAATGTACTATCATGCCGATTATGTAAACCCTAATTGGAATCTTCCAAAGATCAGTCAAATCGGTCGTCATATATTTTACGGTGAGAAAAATGGAAAAATTTAATCAAGTTAAAGATAAAGTATTTTCATACTTTGAAGGTTTTACTAAGGCCACCGCTGATACGTTTGCATGGATTAGTATCGTAGTATTAATTGGTTCAACCATTCCAGGCTTTATTGCTGTACTGGCAGGCGCTACCGATAAGATGCCTCCACTAGATATTACCCTGATGCTATGGTCTGGCCTATTGCTTTATTTCGTGAGATCAGCTATACTTAAAGATATGCTGATGGTAGTGACAATTGGATTTGGATTCGCCATTCAAGCGGTAATGCTAGGACTTATTTACTTTGTATGACAGACGAAAACGAACAACTGACTGATGCTCTTGTAATTACTAAACGATTTAGATCTCCTACTGAGTTTAGTTTATACATTGATGAGCAGGTATCCACATTTAAGATAACTTATATGGATGCAGTCATTAATTATTGTAATGAAAAAGAAATCGATATTGATAGTATCGGTTCATTGATTAATCAGAAGCTTCGGGAGAAGATTCAAATGGAGGCCGAACAGGCTAATATGATTAAACCCAGGGGTCACTTACCTGTATGATTATGGAACCATTTGAAGTTTATCGTTATTATTTGGCCTTACGCCTACATTTTACGACAGACAGTTATAATGTGATTGAGCAAAAGGGCCGAGTTCGTGCTACCAAGAACTCTTTCTTAAAACGTAAAGATCTTCTGTCAATTCGCCGTGTGGCAGAAACTTATTCGGATAAAGATATTGTAGACTTCTTGGTAGCCAATTTTGTATCCGGTGATAGATGGGGCGGAGTATTTGACGTAGAGTCAAAGGAACGTTACCAAGGATGGAAGAAACGTATAGAATCTATCTCATATACGTTTAAAAAAGAGATTGATAAAGCAGTAGCATATGCCGATAAACTCGGTATTACATTTAATCAACTCTTCTATTGCAATAACGGGCAACACCCACCTATTGTAAAAATGTATCTTCGGAACGATATTTCAATTGAGACTCTTG